GCCTCTGCGATCAGGGCTGAGATTGCCTTGATCTTTGCTGCTGCCGTTCCATTTTCTTCGATGACCATTTTGATGAGGTCTCTGAGCGGAGGCGTTGCGATCTTCGGTTTTGCGCTGGCCTTCATGATGGCCTTATACAACCCGTTGAACGTTATCCCGTGCAAGGTCTTAAGACCGGCCACATACGCTGCCCAAGCTTCGCGCCGTTTCTGCGGGCTAATCTGAGCGATACGCTTAATCATGCTGCGGTAGTTCACCGCAATGCCGCTCTTTGTGTCCACTGCCATGTTCCCTTTCGGGGTGACTTTAATCAGCCCCTCAGGCCACGCATGACCGGCCAGCGCAGCCAGCGCCAGCGCATCGAACGTATTCGATGAGCGCTTAAGGTCTTCCACGCTGGGCATCTTAGATAACAGCGCATTGCACAGGCTTTCGCCCTTGCTGTCTTTGTGATGCACGATCATGATCGCATCGCCCTTAGGTTCTACCTTAGGTGCTGCGGGCGTTGCGCCCTGTGCGTTCAGGGCCTGTGCTACTGCTGCGGCAATCATTGCCGCCATGTCTGATTGATTCATGATGCTTTCCTCTATGCCGTCAGCCCGTTCCGTCGGTTCAGTCGCTGCGGTGAATGAATTGTGCGCTTACTGTCAAACTGAGTCAAGTATTCTTAACTAGTTAATCTATTCCTGAGGCTGAAAGCTGGCTGAGGCTTCCTTTCGACCCCAACCCCCCTAAATCCTATTTGGTACCATACCCCCCACACCCCCCTTAATCCGCACAAATCACTACCTATTTTAGAAACCTCCCCCCGTCTAAAGTAAAAAGGCTGTTCAAAAAATACAGCGCAAAAATTTTTAAAACCTCGGGCCTTTACCGGTGAGATTTTTTTACCTATACTCTCGCAATCTCGGTTTACCGATGCGATTGGCCCCATGCTTAAAGCCCCGATTGAGTTCGATGTACCTTTGGAATTAGATTCCGAGGTGACTCTTCCTGACATGACGACGCAGGAGGAGATCCAAGTCCGTGCTAATACTATTAGGCTGATCGCGGAACTTACGGACCAAGAGATCCAACCGGAAGAGTTTCACCGCCAACAAGCTGTGAAGCTGCTAAAAACAGATGCGGGAGTAAACCTCCCCTCTTACCCCAGCGAAACCATTGCGTATCTCGCGGGGTTGGTTAACAAATACGACACAATGGTGGTCCGCGAGCTTGCGGACCTTAAGCTTTACACCGTCAATAAGCTGCTGGAGCTTACCAGCAGTAAAAACGAGAAAATCCAGCTAGGTGCCCTGAAGCTTTTGGGCGAGATTGACGGCGTAGACTCATATAAGAAGCGCACAGAGATTACTGTGCAGCAAAAATCCACGGAAGAGATTGAGCGCGAGCTTATGGAAAAGCTTGACCGCCTGACTGTGGATATGGGGGATGCAGAAGAAGCCGGAAATGCTGACTTCTGAGCAAATTAAGTCCCTGAAAGCTCGTTTGCCGACGATGCCGCCCGCTGAAAAGGCGTGGCTGCTAGAAAGGCTGCAAGAATACGAGAAAAGAAGGCAAATGGGGGATGCGAGGGGGTCTTTTACCTCGTTTATTAAGCACGTTTACCCCCATTACAAGTTCGGTGCCCACCATAAGAAGCTAATTTCCCTCTTTGAAGCGGTCGCTAGGGGCGAAAAGAAGCGGATTATTGTCAATATTGCCCCCCGACACGGTAAATCTGAGCTTATTTCCTACCTAGCACCGGCTTGGTTCCTCGGTAATTTCCCCGAAAAGAAGGTCATTATGGCCTCCCACACCGCTGACTTGGCAGTGGATTTTGGTCGAAAAGTGCGTAATTTGGTGGGGGAAGATGCCTATAAACAGGTATTTCCTGATGTTGCATTGCAACAGGACTCTAAGTCTGCGTCCCGCTGGGGGACTAATCACAAGGGCGAGTATTTCGCTATTGGTGTAGGCGGTGCGTTGGCAGGCCGTGGTGCGGACCTGTTCATTATTGACGACCCCCACTCGGAGCAAGAAGCCAAGCAAGGTAAACCTGAGGTTTTCAAACCTCCGTGGGAGTGGTTCCAGTCTGGTCCGTTGCAGCGTCTGATGCCCGGTGGCGCGATTATTGTAGTGATGACGCGGTGGTCGAAACTCGACCTGACAGGTCAACTCATAGACCACATGACAAGAAACCCCGATGCCGATCAGTGGGAGGTGGTTGAACTGCCCGCGATCATCAACGAGGGTACGGAAGATGAGAAGCCCCTTTGGCCTGACTTTTGGACATTAGATGAGTTGCTGTCTAAGAAGGCGGGTATGGACCCCCGGTATTGGCAGGCTCAGTACATGCAGCAGCCGACCTCTGAAGAGGGTGCGCTAGTTAAAAGAGAGTGGTGGAACGTGTGGGAGGAGGGTAAACCCCCCACCTGCGACTTCACTATTATGTCTTTGGACGCCGCCCAAGAAGCGACTAACCGGTCTGACTTTAACTCTCTGACTGTGTGGGGCGTGTTTGAGAACGAGGAAACTCGGGCCAAGAACATCATCTTATTAGAGAGTATCCGGGAGCGTATGGAGTTTCCGGAGCTAAAGAAGATGGTACTCAACACTTATAAAGAGTGGGAACCGGACACGTTTATCGTTGAGAAGAAGTCCAACGGGGCTGCTTTGTATCAGGAGCTTCGCTCTATGGGTATACCCGTGTCTGAGTTTACGCCGGGTAAAGGCCAAGACAAGATCGCCCGAGTTAATGCTGTATCAGACTTATTCTCTTCTGGTATGGTGTGGGCACCGGATACACGTTGGGCAAGAGAGCTTATCGAAGAAGTGGCGTCATTTCCTTTTGGGACTCATGACGACATGGTGGACTCGACTACTCAGGCGCTGCTGAGATTCAGGCAGGGTGGGTTTATTTCCCTCCCGAGTGATGAGCCGGAAGAGATCAAGTGGTTCAAGAGCAAGCGGCGCGGCGGGTTCTACTGAAATATACCGAGTTTAGGCAAATTATGTCCGGAGGATAATTTCCGGCGCAGATAAAAGGGAATAAAGATGACTGACCGATACGACGACTATACAAGAAGTGCTTTAAAAAACTCATACTTACCCGCTAATGAAAGCGATACGCGGCCCCGGCGCTCACGCGAGCTACCCTATAACGCCTATGGATTAGCGTCACTGCAAGTACGAGAAATGCCGCATCTCGATGGTACTAATACTCTTGGATTTGTTGTTAGTAAAGATGCAGAAAAAGAGTACGACGCCAACCGCCGAGCAAATCAAACTGTATTTACCGCGCCGTCTGCTGGTTTAGACACCATCGCGCATGAGGCTGAGCATTTAATGGCCCGGCAGGGGCTGGGTGGAGCCCGCTTAGTCGGTAACAAGTTTAAGGAGTTGATGAGCAATGATCTTAAAACCCAATCGCAGGGTACTCGCTCATTTTTGAATGGTTTGTTGACTTCTGCTCCATACCTTAAAGAAAAATACGGTATCGACAACTATTACACGACTCCTGCATTTATCATGAATAGGGGCGAAGAAAATTTATATGAAATTTTGGCTACTTTGGCTGGTACCGAGGCTGCACGACGAGTTGATTTAACCAAAGACCCTGAACTTCGTAAAACCTTGTTTAAAGATAGGAACGTGCGAGAGGCTTATAACGCTGTTACTGGTTTGCGTCAAACTCGCCTTGATCGGTTTGATTTGCCCCCGTATACGCGGCAACCGGAAATAGACGAAAATAAAACAAAAAATGATAGTGTTATGAAGAAGGTAATCAAATCACTCGGTTTTCAAGGTGGCGGAAGAGTCCGCGACATTTAAGGATAGAAGATGGCTACTACAAAGTACATGGGGCGCAATCAGTTGATTAAGCGCCTTACTGCTCAGGTAGGGTCAGAAGAATCGGCTATGAAGATCCTGCGTCAGCGCGGGCATGTAGATGCTAAAGGCAATTTGACTTATGAGGGTCGTAAGCGCAATGCCATGACGGCGGAAGAACGTGCGGTTGACAGAGCGTCTAAGAAATACGGGCGAGATCCGGATGAGTTTGTTTATAACCCTCAGACCAATACAGCTTCGCTGAGAAAAGGATAGAAGATGGCTACGAATATGGACAAGGCGTTCTATGAGGCCCCGATGGGGCTGGAAGAAGAAGCGGAGTCGCCGTTTCAGATCGAGATCGTAAATCCGGACATCGTGACGATGGACGATGGCAGCGTAGAGATTACGATTGTGCCCGAGGATGAAGATAGCGAGGAAGGCGAGTTCGATGAGAACCTTGCCGAGATTCTGCCTAATAATGTCCTGTCGTCTTTGTCCAGTGAGCTTCTGTCCCAGTTCGATACGGACGTAAATAGCCGCAAGGAATGGGTCGAGACATATATTAAGGGGCTGGAGTTGCTGGGCCTCAAGTATGAGGAGCGGTCTGAGCCTTGGGAAGGTGCATGCGGTGTGTTCCACCCGCTGCTGAATGAAGCCGCTATTAAGTTTCAGTCCGAAGCGATCATGGAGACTTTCCCCGCTGCGGGGCCAGTTAAAACTCAGATCCTTGGCAAAGTCACACGCGACAAAGAAGAGGCTGCGGCCCGTGTCCGTGATGAGATGAACTACCAGCTTACCGAGGCAATGGTCGAGTATCGACCGGAGCATGAGCGCCTGCTGTACACCTTGGGCCTTGCCGGGTCGGCATTCAAAAAGATTTACTTTGACCCGTCGCTTAGCCGCCAAGTAGCGGTGTTTGTACCGGCTGAAGATGTGGTTGTGCCCTACGGGGCATCAAACATTGAGAGCGCGGAGCGCGTTACGCATGTGATGCGTAAGACCAAGAATGACCTTCGTAAGCTGCAAGTTGCGGGCTTTTACCGGGATATTGAGCTTGGTGAGCCGCAGAAGGTTCTCGATGATATTGAGAAACGCAAGGCTGAAGAGCAAGGGTATAGCGCCACCGAGGATGACCGGTACCGTGTGCTAGAGATGCACGTTAACTTGGACTTGGAAGGCTATGAAGATACTGATGAGGATGGGGAAGAAACGGGAATCGCCCTCCCTTATATCGTTACGATTGAGAAAGGCACTGGAGAGGTACTGGCAGTACGAAGAAACTACCTTGAAGAAGACCCACAAAAGCTCAAGCGACAGCACTTCGTTCACTACACATATATTCCGGGTTTTGGTTTTTACGGCCTTGGTCTTATTCATATCGTCGGCGGCTACGCTCGCGCTGGTACATCTATTCTTCGTCAGCTTGTTGACGCCGGAACTTTATCCAATCTGCCCGGTGGTCTTAAATCTCGCGGGTTGCGTGTAAAGGGTGACGATACACCCATCGCTCCGGGCGAGTTCCGTGATGTGGACGTACCGAGCGGGTCTATTAAGGACAACATCCTGCCCCTGCCATATAAAGAACCGAGTCAGGTTCTGAGCGGCTTGCTGGGTATTATTGTTGAGGATGGCCGCAGACTGGCGTCAATTGCGGACCTTAAAGTCTCCGATATGTCGGCACAAGCGCCCGTCGGGACAACGATGGCAATCCTTGAGCGCATGCTCAAAGTCATGAGTGCCGTCCAAGCTCGCGTGCATTTCACGCTCAAACAGGAGTTCAAGCTCCTTAAGGGTATCGTGCGCGATTATGCCGACGACGCTTATACATACGAGGTAGACGGCAAAAAAGGCCGCGCAGCTAAAAAGGAAGATTTCGAGCATGTTGAGATTATTCCTGTCAGCGATCCTAACGCCGCGACGATGGGGCAACGCATCGTTCAGTATCAGGCAGTGATGCAGTTGGCGCAAGCCTCGCCTCAGATTTATGACCTCCCGATGCTGCACCGCCAAATGCTTGAGGTTATTGGCATCAAGAACGCCAATAAGTTGATCCCGATGGAAGAGGATCAGACGCCCAAAGACCCGGTTAGCGAGAACATGTTCTTGCTGAAGGGTAAGCCGGCTAAGGCGTTTATGTATCAGGACCACGACGCGCACTTAGCGGTCCACGACTCGCTGGTCAAAGATCCGTCTATTCAGGCCATGATGCAGCAAAATCCCGCAGCGCAACAAATTATGGCGGCGATCCAAGCTCACATGATGGATCACTTGGCGTTTAAGTACCGCAGGGACATCGAGAATCAACTCGGTGTGTCTCTGCCCCCGATGGAAGACCCAAGTCAGGAAACTGAAGAAGATCAGCGCATGACGCCTGAGATGGAAGTTCAGGTTTCTCAACTTAGCGCCATGGCCGCACAACAACTTCTTCAATCTCATATTGCACAGGCTCAAGCCCAGCAAGCAGCACAACAGGCGCAAGACCCGCTTATTCAGATGCAACAGCAGGAACTCCAACTTAAGGCGCAAGACAATCAGCGCAAGATGATGGAGAGCCAAGCCAAGATGCAGAACGAACAGGCCAAGCTTCAAATGGAGCAACAGCGCCTGATGCTGGAGAACAAGAAGATCGAATCCCAGTCGAGGCAGGCTAATGTCAAGAACGTCTTGGGGGCCTTCAAGACCAATAAACAACCCAATCCGGGCATGAACAAGCCCAAACCGGGTAACCAGTAATGGAAGAAAAGATTCTCAAACACCTCCTCGCTCAGTTCAGTGAGGAGGTTGCTACTAACACCGCTGCTTTGCAGCAAGGTGCGCCTAAAACATTCGAAGAATATAAGTATCTGTGCGGGGTGATTCGGGGTCTAAATCTCGCGCAGTCCTATGTAAATGACCTCATGCGAAGACTGGAGCATTTTGATGACTGATGAACAAACCGCAGCAACCCAACTACCCAAGCCCCAAGGGTACAAACTGCTGTGTGCGGTGCCGGAAGTAGAAGATAAGTTTGAATCCGGAATCCTTAAAGCGGACTCTTCGGTACGAATTGAAGAGCATAGTACGGTGGTTCTCTTCGTTCTTAAGGCCGGTGAAATGGCTTATAAGGACGCCGACAAGTTTCCGACTGGAGCGTGGTGTAAGGAGGGTGATTTCGTTATTACCCGCGCCTATGCTGGCACCCGTCTGAAGATTCATGGTCGGGAGTTTCGGCTTATTAACGACGATATGGTCGAGGCCGTTGTTGAAGATCCCCGTGGTATTACCCGCGCTGGTTAAGGAGACTTAAATGAGCGAGCAAGTTGAATTCGAGTTTCCTGATGAGAAGGAAGCTAAAGCCTCTACCGCTGATAAAGAAGTCAGCAACGAGGTAGAGATTGAGGTTGTAGACGATACCCCTGAGAAAGACCGGGGCCGTGAAGCGTCTGAACCGCCTACGGAAGTTACCGAGGATGAGCTTGAGAACTACTCGGACAAGGTAAAGAAGCGTATTCAGCACCTGTCCAAGGGCTACCACGATGAGCGTCGGGCTAAAGAAGCCGCTGCTCGGGAGAAAGAAGAGGCTCTTCGGTTTGCTAAACAGGTATTCGAAGAGAATCAGAAGCTTCGAAACTTCGCTAATGCGTCGAATAAGTTCGCCGTCGCATCTGAAAAGACCGCTGCGGAAGCTGAATTGGCCCAAGCTCGGGCTAAATTCAAGAAGGCGTATGAGGACGGTGATGCAGATATTCTTGCTTCCGCGCAAGAAGAGATTGCCGACGCCAAGATTAAAATCAGTCAGGTTGAACGTAAAGCAGTAAATATTCCTTTACAAAGAAAAGAACCTGAATATAATGCACCTGTATCCCCCCAGCCCCAAGTCGATCACAAGGCTTTGGCGTGGCAACGTCAGAATTCTTGGTTTGGCTCGGATAAAGAAATGACCAGCTTTGCACTGGGGGTGCATGAGAAATTGGTCGATGAGGGCCTTGATACTACGTCGGATGAGTATTACGGGAAGCTGAATCGGAGAATCCGACAAGTGTTTCCTGAAGTATTCGGAGATGAAGTGGTCGAGGAAAAGCCCAAAAAGGCTAAACCCGCAAATGTAGTGGCACCGGCAACGCGAAGCACCGCGCCTAAAAAGATCGTGCTGACGCAAACGCAGGTTGCATTTGCAAAACGGCTCGGAGTCCCGTTAGAAGACTACGCGAAAGAAGTTGCTAAACAAATGGGTAGAGATAATGGCTGAGAACCGCACTGAACGTAACCTCACTAACCGCGATGCTGAAACCCGCGAGCGCCGTGTTCGTCAGTGGCAACCCGCCGCTACCCTACCATCACCTGCCCCCATCCCCGGATATGAATTCCGTTGGGTTCGCACCGCCATTCTAGGTCAGGCTGATCCTACCAATGTGTCAGGAAAGATGCGCCAAGGATGGGAACCGGTCCGGGCAGAAGACCATCCCGAAATGATGCTTGAAGCTAATAAGTCGGGAAATATCGAAATCGGCGGTCTGCTTCTGTGTAAAGCCCCTGTGGAATTCATGGAACAGCGCGATGCGTATTACAACAAGCAGTCACGCGCACAGATGGATTCGGTCAATAACACGCTTTTCCGCGAGAATGACCCGCGTATGCCTCTGTTCAAAGACCATAAATCTGAGACTTCGCGCAGTGGCTTTGGTTCAGGTACATCTAAACTTTAATTTGGAGGCCATAAATGGCTAGCACTCCTTCTCCTTACGGGCTTCGTCCGATCAATTTGATCGGCGGTCGTCCTAACCCCGGCGGTGCCATGCGAGAGATCGCTTACACCGTTGACAACGCCACGCCTATTTACACCGGCGATGTTATTTTGGTTGGCGCTTCTTCCGCTGGTCAGCCCACCGCTGCTGGCGCTACTGTCACTACCTCCACGGGTGGCGTCATTGGCGTGTGCGTTGGTGTTAGTTATGTTGACCCGGTGCTGAAGTATCAAGTTCATGGTCAGTATCTGCCCGCAAACGCGGTCACTGCTGGCTATAAGAACATCATCGTTAAAGTTAACGACGATCCTCAGCAGTTGTATCAGATTCAAGCGGCTGGTTCTGTTGCTGCCACTACCCGTGGTTATCAAGCAGCCATTGAAAACTTTGGTGGTAATACGGCTACCGGTCTTTCGACCGTTCGCGCTGTTGCCCCCGCCCGTACCGCTACGCTCGCGCTGCGTGTCGTGGACTTCGTTGATGCCGGTAGCAACTACACCGACCTCATCGTTAAGTTCAATACGGGCGTGCATATGTACGATGCGACCACCATTACCGCCGCCTAAAAGGATATAAACCATGGCTATCAGTCGTTCCCAACTACTCACGGAACTGCTCCCCGGCCTGAACGCTCTGTTCGGCATGGAGTACAACCGCTACGGCGAAGAACACAAGGAAATCTACGAAGTCGAGAGTTCCGAGCGTTCGTTCGAAGAAGAAACCAAGCTGTCGGGCTTTGCTCCCGCCCCGGTGAAAACCGAGGGTTCGGCAATTGCTTATGACACCGCGCAAGAAGCATGGGTGGCTCGTTATACCCACGAAACTATTGCGATGGGTTTCTCTCTGACGGAAGAAGCTGTCGAAGACAACCTGTATGACTCGCTGTCGGCTCGTTACACCAAGGCTCTGGCCCGTGCAATGTCCTACACCAAGCAAGTCAAGGCCGCTTCGGTGCTGAATAACGGCTTTAGCCGTAACTTCCTCGGTGGCGATAACGTGTCGCTGTTTGGTACTAACTCGGCTGGCTCGGTGGCTAATCACCCGCTGGTTTCGGGTGGCACCAATGCCAACCGTCCTTCGACCAACGTCGATCTTAACGAAACCTCGCTTGAGGCCGCTGTTATTCAGATCGCTGCTTGGACCGATGAGCGTGGTATGTTGATTGCGGCTAAGCCCCGCAAGCTGATTATTCCGCCGTCACTGATGTTTGTTGCTAAGCGTCTGCTGGAAACGGAACTGCGCGTCGGCACCACCGATAACGACATCAACGCTCTCAAGGCGATGGGTTCGATTCCGGAAGGCCACACGGTTAACCACTTCCTCGTTGACCCGGATGCTTGGTTCCTGATGACCGACGTTCCTAATGGTCTGAAGCACTTCGTTCGTACCCCCATGTCTACCGGCATGGACGGTGACTTTGATACCGGCAACGTCCGTTACAAAGCCCGCGAGCGTTATAGCTTTGGCTGGTCTGATCCCCTCGGCATTTGGGGTTCGGCTGGTTCTACTGGACCTACCATCCCGCTGTAAGGATTGGGGTTTTCAGTTGGGAAAGGGGCTTCGGCCCCTTTTCTTTTTGTTCTTTATATGTTAGCGTTCTTATATCCAAGATCACCTGCTCATCAACTGGCTTGGCAGACTTCTCCCTTGAGATGATGAGCGCAAATAAGGGAACATATTATGTCGATGGCAACTTTCTCCGGCCCCGTTCGCTCGGGTACCGTTCGTTATGGCGCTGGCCGCAATACCGGCGTGCTGATGTTGAATCAGTCATACGATTCGGGTAATTTGGCCGGTACCGCCCAAGGTAACTACGATGTTGCCGCTTTTGTGCTGCCCCAAGGCTCACAGATCGTAAATATTCTGATCGACCAAGTGGTCGCCGCGACCACCGGCACCACGACTATTTCGGTTGGCACAACCTCGGGCGGCGCTGAGCTTTCCGCTGCTGTCGCTACTACCGCTGGTGGCCGATTCACTGGCACGGCTACGGCTGCGACCCAACTTGCTTGGCAAACGTCTACAACTGCTGATACGACTGTTTATATTCGCAATGTGGTCGGCACGGGTACCCTCGGCGCAGGACGTTTTATCGTTACTGTGGTTTACGCACAGCGTAATTCTGACGGCTCGCAATTCCCTGCTTATAACCAAAACTGATTAGGGGGCTGAGATGCGCCCAATTAGAGTTAGTTTGACCGCCGCCGGGGAGTCGATTCCGATTATTTTGGATACTTATCGTAGTCCATTTAACGTCGGTATCGGGGTCACGGTAGGCGGGACGGCGAGTTATCAGGTTGACGTAACGTATGACGACGTATTTTCTAGTACGTTTAATCCGGCTACGGCTCAGTGGTTTGCTGTAAGTGGTATGCCCGCCGGAACGGCTGCGTCGGCTAATGCACAGATCACCACCCCGGTGACGGCTGTAAGGCTGAAAGCCGCTAGTGTGGCGACCGCTCCGCTGACGATGACCGTAATCCAAGCTGGCATGCCGGGGGGTTGATTATGCCTATTGACACTACTGCACTTCGGAAGTTCCAAGACGTTTGGGGTCCGGTTCTTGACGCTATCCCCGCCGTCCTCGAAGCTTCTGCTAAACAGGCTGACGTAGAACGGCAACTTCGGGCTAAGCAAGTCGAGCTTGAAGAAGCGGACAAGAAGGTCAACAAAGCTTTCGAAGAAGCTGATAAGCGTCTGTCGTCGGTTAATTCCGAGATGGAACAAGCTATGCAGCAGCGTGAGAAAGCCCTGTCGGATATTTCTGATGCGAAGGAGATTCGTGCAAACGAGATCCTAGCTGAGGAAAAAGCCCGTTCTAAAGCCGTTGACGAATGGAACGGTAAAGTTGCTGAGCTTCAAGCTAAAGCGTCTAAGATTGATGCCGAGTATGCCAAGAAGTCCGCTGATCTAGAGGCTGTTTATCTAGAGCGAACAGCGGCGCTTGAGGCGGAAGTCAAGGATCTTGAGAAGCGTAAGGTTACTGCTGAAAAAGCTTTGGACGCACTGCGTAGTAAATTGGGATAATTTGTGGCGACTAATCGCTCCAGTTTACAAGAGGGGCTGGATAGCGGTGAATATGAGTACACCCACAAGGTTGCTACAGTCACTGCTTCCGGCCCCACCACCATCTACACTCCGTCGGCTGGCAAGCTGATAAAGCTTAGGTGGATATACGCGGTGAACGACCCTAGTGCCGCTACTACTCCGTTAATCAGGATATTTCTTGGTGGTACAGCGAGCCAGTATGAGATTTTTAGGGCCTACGCTTTAAGCAAACGGCAAACTATTAGTGGTCCTATTGATGGGCCGTTGATTATTGATCTTAGTGCGGCGGGATCTGTAGCCGTAACTGCTATATTGGAAGAGGTCTAAAATGGCTGTCTTTAATAAATTCGGTGACTTTTCCGAACAGGTTCTGAAGAAGCAATACAACTTCACCCCGTCTACGGGTGATGTGTTTAAGCTTGCTTTGACGAACACCGCCCCAGTCTCGACTCAGACTAACTGGAATACTACCGATCACCCCGCTCCCGCTGCGGCTAACGGATATACTGCGGGTGGTAACACGATTACCATTTCGACCGTCACCGAGTCACCGACGGGGACAACCACGGTCAGCGCCAACCAAACGGTGTTCACCGCAACCGCTGGTGGTATCGGTCCTTTCCGATATGCTGTGTTCTACAACAGTTCTTCCACCACGCCGACTAACGCGGCGATTGGATGGTGGGACTACGGGTCATCTATTACGCTGGCTTCGACGGAGACTTTTACCGTTCAGTTTAGCGGCACTAACCCCGGCACTGTCCTTACCGCTGTTATTGCGTAATATAGTTTTATGGCAACGATTAAGTCAGAAGTTCAGACCGCAACCGCTCTTACGGTCACCGGGTTGTCCACGCTTGCGTCTGCGACGTACTGCGTTAGTAACACGATTACGCTATCAACGAATGACCCGCTTGAGGTCTTGATTGATGTGACGGTTACGCCGGGGACAGTAACAGGCAATAAGCAGCTTGTTGTGTTCGCTCAAGCAAGCATCGACGGTACTAACTTTAGTTCCGGTCCAACAGCAGGGTTGACGACGACAGATGAGCCTAACTTGTATTATGTCGGCTCATTGCCGCTAAATACTAACTCAACGGCGCAAAGAAAGACCTTCGCGCTTTCCCCTGCTTATGGCGGGACACTACCGGTCGCGTCAAAGTTGGTTTTTAAAAATGACAGTGGCGCTGCGTTTACCGCAGGATCGGTACAAATTGCCGAAGTCTGGGGCGTTGTTGTTTAATGGCTATTATTTTGCCGCGACGGTGGCAGCAGCAGCCGCAAGGAGCGGTCGAGATTGATTGGTCGAATCCAATAACTAGGGATTTGTTTTTCGCATACTTGCCCGGTAACCCACGCAACCTAGCCGCCAGACAAGGGCAGCAAGATATTTTAAGTTTTACTGCGCATACGGACTTATTTACAGGCCCGTCTGGGAAAGTCAGTTATTACGAGCGTTATTACTTTAACAATAATTATAATACCGGGCCTTTTACAATGGGCTTTCCGGGTCAGCTATATGGAACAACTAGAAATGTCGAGGATTACTTTTTAGCAGATACCGGTTACTATTGGTATAGCTCAATGACATATCAGCCATCAAATAATACTTATACATATGTAGGATATATAACAGATAGCAATTACAATGTATTTGCCGTTGTTGCTGGAGGATTAGATGCCGAGCCTTTGCGTAAGCGAACTAGATTCTTAGCGACCACTTTCGAATCCGGTGTTCCAGTCAAAGCATTTTTAGGAGCTATTCAGCTAGGCTCCGGTAATTTTAATTGGAATGGAACAATGGCACCAGATACATTCATTACTGGTTTTGATGTTTCAGGTGGAGCGGCAAACGGTGGTTTTGCGAACGGCGGTTTTATCTGGCGGCGCGTCCTTTCCGCAGATGAGCTTGGTAGAATGGATGAGAACCCGTGGCAAATATTCAAGCCACAGAAACGGGTTTTATACTCTCCGTTATTCTCTTATTCCCGCCCCAATGCAGACTCGACCCCGCTCCAATGGAACAGGCAGCCCGCTGTCGGAACGCATTACAGCGCAATCAATGAAGTAGCAAGCGACCCGTCTAGTTTTTTGTACGCTCCTGCCAATGGGCTTGTCGATACGATGACTTGTAGCTCAGTCAATCAGCCAAGCGCAGGTACTAGCATAAGCGTTAACTACACTACCGGCTCAACGCCGCCAAGCACAGTAAAGATTGATCTATTAGAGGGATCCACGGTCATCAAATCATCGACCGTATCCGCAGCATCCGGCACAATAACGATTACTTCCGGTGAGTGGGCCAGTGTGTCGTCATGGCCGTGGACTCCCACGCTAAGAATCACCTCACAGTGAAAATTACATGGCGCTTATTGTTGCTGATCGCGTACAAGAAACCAGTACAACTGTAGGAACCGGCACTTTAACGCTTGCCGGCGCGGTTACTGGATTTCGTACCTTTGGCTCCGTTATGGCTAACGGAGATACGACGTACTACACGATTACCGATCAGCTATCGAGCGCCAACTGGGAAGTTGGTATTGGTACATGGAGTACGGGCGGCACGCTCGCTAGGACTACGATCCTTGAATCGTCTACAGGCTCGGCAGTCAACTTCACTTCGGGTGCGTTGTACGTCTTCGGTACTTACGCTGCTGATAAGGCGGTCTATAAAGACCTGAATGACAAGGTTGGTCTGTTTGCCAGTACCACGGGTTCAGCCAATCAAGGCGCGATCTACTACGGGACGCTCGGGTTCAGCGATCAAAACACGCTGGCTTCGTTCCAGTCAAACGTTAATAGCTACAATCAGCTTGTAGTTCAGAACACTAGCTCACTTTCAGCGGCCTCCGCTGACTTGACTATTTGTAACGATGTCAGCACGGCATCGACGTTCTACGCAAACTTTGGTATTAACAGCAGCGGTTGGGGCGGCACACTCGGCACCAACAGCCTCAACGCACCAAGCGTTACCTACCTCACCGCCACCTCTGCTGACCTTGTTCTTGGGACGACAACCTCAAACTCACTTCGGTTTGTCGTTGGCGGCGGCGCTGACGTTCTTACAGTTGACACTAACGGCGACTTTGGGTTTGGGGTAACAACCCCCGGCGCAACAATCCACATTCGCTCGGGAACCGCCGCCGCTGGAACAGCGCCAATCAAACTGAACTCCGGCACGCTAATGACTGCCGCCGAGACAGGGGCAATTGAGTACGACGGCAAGCTGCAATACTTCACTCCCGCTAGTACGTCGAGAGCGTTAAGCCCAACGTCTTACTACTACCGCAAGAATACAGACACCGTATTAGCGAGTAATACTACCGCCCAATCGTGGCTCGGTCTTACTAACGGCGTCACGCTTCAGGCCAGTACCATTTACGACGTAGCGGGGGAGTTCCGGTTTACTACGACTGGCACAACGTCGCACACTGAGGCTATCGGCTTCACGCTTACAGCGGCTACGTTGTCGGCGGCTACGGGTATTGTTGTGCTTAGAAATAACGCATCAACTACCGCTGCTAACGGATTTGCCAATTACATCACCTCCACCGCTTCCGGTACGACGGTAATTACCGGCGCGCTTACGACTTCACAGACGGTGGTCTATAGGATACGAGGGTGTATTTCTGTAAACGCTGGTGGGCAGGTTAACCCTGTTGTTCAGTTTAGCGCCGCTCCGGGTGGTACATCTACAGTTACAGCGGGCGCGTGGATTAGCTTCACGCCTATCGGCACTACGGGCAGCAACGTATCCATCGGGACTTGGGCATAATGGCAGCTACTTGGTCGATTACCGCGTTGTACGTTGAGAAGCAAGAAGCTGGCTTCGATGATGTCGTCCATATCGCAGGGTGGCTAGTCCAAGACACTGACGGCACAAACACCGCCCAGCAAGGTGGTGAGACTGAACTGCCTCCTCCTTCAGCGCCTTTCATTCCCTACGCTGACCTTACTGAAGCTGAAGTAATTGGCTGGGTTCAGGGTGTTCTTGGGGCGCAGAAAGTAGCTGAGATCGAAGCCAGTTTGAACGCGCAGATCGTCTATATGCAAGCTGCGCCTATCGAGACTCCACCGCTTCCTTGGGGTTGATAAGCCGTGCTTGGCTTCTGTCCAATATCGACCGCGCCTATAAGCGCGAAGCCTACTTACGAGGCTAAACTTTATTGGCTGGAGATTAAGTATCAGGCAGGGGCAGCGGCGTTTACGCTTTCTGCTGACGCAGGCTCTTACAGTCTCACCGGTAGCGCGGCTAACTTAGTTGGCAGTCGAAAGCTTTCCGCAGACGCCGGAGCGTACAGCCTTACCGGTAGCGCAGCAACATTATTCCGTGGCATACGGCTTTCTGCTGATGCAGGTGCTTATACCGTCACAGGTAGCGCCGCTAATCTAATTAGTGTCCGGAAACTTTCCGCAGACGCCGGGGCGTATAGCCTCACAGGTAGCACCGCTAATCTAATTAGTGTCCGGAAACTTTCCGCTGATGCTGGCGCATACACCCTGACGGGCAGCGCCGCTGATTTAATTAGTGGCCGAAAGCTTTCCGCTGACGCAGGCGCTTATACCGTCACAGGTAGCGCGGCTACCCTAAACAGAACATACGTTTTCTCGGCGGATGCAGGGGCATACACCCTGACGGGTAGCGCGGCTACCTTTGTTAAAAGCTACAACTTCTCGGCGGATTCCGGCTCTCTCAACTTCACGGGTAGCACGGCCACCTTCACCTACGTCCGTGCAATTAGCTTCACTGCGGACGCAGGGGCTTACAGTCTTACCGGTAGCTCGGTCGATTTTGCAAGAAGTTACGTATTCTCAGTAGACGCTGGGACATACACCTTAACCGGCCAAGCGGCAACGCTCACCTATGTGCGGGCATATAGCCTGTCTTTGGATGCTGGCGCATACAGCATCACGGGCGGTGACGCGACTCTTACATACGTAAGGGCCAATAATCTTCAAGCAGATCCCGGTTCTTACACGCTTACAGGTTCCTCCGCTGATCTCGCTCGGTCTTATGTTTTCTCGGCGGATGCTGGTTCTTACACTATTACTGGCAGCGCAGCCACGTTCCTGCGTAGCTATGCGGTATCCGCTGACGCGGGCGCGTACACCATTACCGGCAGTGCCGCAACGCTTGTTTACCTTCAGGCACGGACACTTAGCGCAGATGCTGGATCATATGTAATTACCGGTAGCGAAGCGACGTTGAGTCGCACGGTTATATTTAGCGCCGATCCCGGTACATACGATCTTACGGGTAGTCAGGCTGACTTTGCTCGGGGACTCGCGCTTTCTGCTGACGCCGGGGACTACACTATTACCGGTGGTGATGCGACCTTTGTTCGATCCTATGTTGAGCCATTGGATCCGGGTAGTTATACGATTGACGGTCAGGCCGCTGCGTTTATCCGGACGTATAACCTGCTGGCAGCGGCTGGGGCGTTTAATCTCGCTGGAAGCGATGCGGCGCTGTCCGCAACGAAAGTATTTTCCGCTGATCCGGGTTTATATTCACTTACCGGTGCTTCCGCGACCCTTATACAGGGATTACCCTCAGGTTATCCTAGCCCCGCAGATGTACGCGAAGGGGTGGTATATGGTCCCGGCGGGATATATGTCGGTACACTAAAAGTAGGCGGTAAGATCCTATTTATCTTTGACGACTAACATAGTCGAGGGCATAATGGCTAAATCTCCAGCATGGCAACGTAAAGAAGGCAAGGCCGAATCGGGTGGGCTAAACGCCAAAGGTCGGGCTTCTTACAATAAGGCAAATCCGGGCAAGCCGGGTTTGAAGGCTCCTCAACCTGAAGGCGGTCCCCGCCGAGATTCTTTCTGCGCCCGGATGACTGGTATGAAAAAGAAGCTCACATCACCTAAAACGGCTAACGACCCAAACAGCCGTATAAATAAGTCTCTGAAGGCGTGGAAGTGCTAAATGTCGTCCGATCCTTTTCACCTTCTCTGGAATGGAGTATTAACCGTGGGGACCATGCTAATGGGCGTGTATCTTAAGTCCCAAGGCGACTCCGTTAAAGAACACCGTGATCTAATCGCTCGTACACGGGAGGAAGTTCGGGAGAAGTACGTCCACAAAAATGAGATGCAAGTTGTGGTAGAAAGTCTAAACTCCAGATTTGACCGGATCGAGGAAAAAATCGACCGGATCATCGGGAATAATTAACATGATGTTGGACCCTGACACCGACATCCAATTCCGCAAAGGCGGGAAAATCATGAAGAAAACCCCTCGCAAATTTTCCGCTGGTGGCAATACCGAAGTCCCCAAGACCGGAATCGAACTTGAGCTTGAGAACGTCCGTAAGGATCGGTTTACTCAAAAAGGTATTGGTAATTACAATGCCGCTCGGCCTACCATGCTAGGCCCCAAGATTCCGGCCCCCACCCCTCCCAAACCGTTCGGTAAGAAGGCTGAAGAGGAGAAGAAACTTGCCAAAGGTGGCAAGATTCGTAAGTTTAACGAGGGCGGCGATGTCACTCAGGATACCCGCGAGCGTCGGGCGGATGAGAAGCCCCG